ATGGAAAAGCCACTCAACTTTGCCCCTTTTGGCCACGCAGAATTATCCCTTTTGGCTAAAATATGATTGACCCCTTTGGCTAAAATAGTGTTGCCCACTTGCTTCACCTATAATTATAGTTTTTTTGTGTAGATTTGAGTACCCTTGTCCTGGTGTAACGGGGGAGAAAATAAAATCTATACAAATGAATAAACGAATCAAAAACATTTTAAGATGTTATGCGGCTGGCATAGGAATCAAGGAAACGGCATCTACGTTTCATATTTCCCGTAATACAGTCCGCAAATATGTCCGCTTATTCCTTTCAAGCGGCAAGAGTATTGAACAGCTTCTTTCCCTGCCCAATGGACAGTTGGATGAACTGTTCGGCTGCACGGATACCCGGCATCGGGAGCCTTCATCCAAAAGGATTGAATTGGAGGCCTTGCTTCCCGGATATGTATCTCGTCTGTCACGCAAAGGTATGAGTGTCCGAAAACTGTTCAAGGAGTACCATACCGAATATCCGGACGGCTATCAGTTGTCTTCCTTCAAACGGATTGTCAGCGAATACAGGTTTCACATTAAGGTTGTCGGTCATGTAGAGCACTATGCCGCAGAGCAGATGTATATTGACTTTGCCGGTGACAGACTTGAAGTTGTTGATGAAATGACGGGCGAGACGAAGAAAGCCGAGGTATTTGTTGCCATCCTTCCGTTCAGCCATTATACCTACTGCGAAGCCGTATGGTCGCAACGCAAGGAAGACCTGATAAAGGCATGCGAGAATGCCATTCAATATTTTGAAGGTGTTCCTGCGGCTATCGTCCCCGACAATCTGAAGGCTGCCGTCACACGAAGCGACCGCAACGAACCTGTCATCAATGATGATTTCGCCGCTTTTGCCGAATATTACGGCTGTGTGGTCTATCCTGCTCGTGTGCGTCACCCCAAGGACAAGGCTTTGGTAGAAAATGCCGTAAAGCTCCTCTACCGTTCCATTTACCTTGATATAGAGGGAATGACATTTTCCAGTTTGGAGGAACTCAATACCGCCATCCATATTTCCTTGCTTGATTTCAATGAAAAGGTGATGGCCGGACGGGAGATGTCACGCAAGGAAATATTCCTTCATGGAGAGAAGGATTATCTTCGTCCGCTTCCCGTGAAACGCTACGTAATGAAAGAAAGGAAACTGATGACCGTGGGAAAGAACTCTTACGTTTCCTTGTTCAAGCACCATTACAGTGTTCCGAAAGAGTATGTAGGCAGGCGCATGACGATTCTCTATGATGCCGACACGGTGGAAATCTATTGTGGAATGAACCTTGTCGCCACCCATGACCGCTGTGACATTCCTTACACTTATTCTTGGAAAAAGGAGCACAACCTGCCTGGTCATTATGGTCCCTATGACAAGGACTTGGAGGAACTCTTTCAACGTGCCTCGGAAATAGACAACATCGTATTGAACTATCTTCAGGAAGTGGAGCGTGTCATGCAATATCCACCCAAAGCGTTCAGGTCATGCCGTGGCATCATGACACTGGAGAAGAAATACGGCCGTGACCGTCTAGTTGCGGCTTGCGCATGTGCGGATCAGAAATTGCAATACGGATACCAAGCCTTGCGCGAGGTGCTTGAACTGGGAGAAGATGTGGATTTCCTTCCTGATGAGGACGGAAAAGTACAGTCCAACGTGACTTCCCAGATTCCATTGACCCACAAAAATATACGTGGACGTGAATATTACAAAAAAGACAAACAATAAAACTATTATTTATGGAAGTAAACAATAAAACAGCTCCCGTTACGGGACAACAAGACCAGAATACCATATCACTGGATTTAATGAACCGTATGAAATTGCATGGTATGGCAGAGGCTTTCAGGGAAAGTCTTGCCGGCACCACTCCGCAATCCATGACTGCGGACACGTTCCTTTCCATGCTCCTTGCACGCGAATGGGACTATCGCTCCCAGGCTGCCATTGCACGGCTCACCAAAAATGCGGCATTCCGCTACAAGGCTTATATTGAGCAGATTGACTATGCCACGAACCGGGGACTGGACCGCAATCAGATGGAACGTCTCGCCACCCTTGATTTTGTGCATAAGGCACAGAACCTTTTCATTACTGGTTCTTCCGGAACGGGAAAAAGCTATTTGGCCTGTGCCCTTGGACACGAAGCATGCAAAAGGGGATTCCGTACCTTCTATGCCAATGCTCCGAAACTGCTCGGTGCGCTGAAAGTCGCCAAAGTAAAAGGTACACTTGAAGCGGAACTCAAGAAGATTGAGCGTTGCCAGCTACTCATTCTTGACGACTTGTTTATTGTACCACTTGACGCCAAAGAGCGTCCCATACTGCTTGAAATTATTGAGGATAGGCATGAACGGAAATCTGTCATCATCACATCGCAGTATCCATCTTCCAACTGGTATGACATGGTAGGTGATCCAACAATAGCCGATGCAATCCTTGACCGCATCATACATACGGCCCATACTATAGAATTATATGGTGAAAGTATGCGAAAATTAAAATCTAAGAAAAACGAGAATTTTTAAAAGGGTAAAATAATATTGCCCCCCAACACCAGGACTTTAAAGGGTCAATCATATAGTACAAAAAGGTGGGCAAATCTTGCGTGGCCAAAAGGGTCAAAGTTGAGTGGCTTTTCCACCGGTCATCGCCCCTTTCAATGTGTGCCTGCGGATAATAGTCACCTCCACGGGTGATATAAGTGACAACGTCTCCTGCAGTCGGTAAACCGACTCTTTCCCTGTCCTCCCGCATCCTTGAAATCAGCCGGTTCACCTTCTCCACATCACATTCCTTTATGGAGCAGGCACACCCTTCATGCCTGTTGAGCAGAGTCAGACTTTCCAGGTCATAAAAATTACCGTACTTCATATTGAGATCGTTTTTGTTGATACAATTTGACCTGACGGGCAACCATGTCGCAGAACTTCTGTCCGTTCTCCTTCTCGCTTCTGAAATAGGCAATCATGTCCCAGAGATTCCGATTGAAGTAGCCGGTCCATTTTTCGTAATAGTGACTTCCATAGACCTTTCCGAACGTTTCCTCGAAAAGTGCAGGAGTCAGCCCTTCATCCCCGTGGTGGTTGTATTGCCACAGGGAGACAAGCAGCAGCTGGTTATAATCCAGTGTTTCCATATCTGTTCTTTTTTAAGTAAAACATCGGCCTACATGGGTAGGCATTTTTATTTCTTGATGTCTTTCCAGTCTGTTCTCCGGGGATTGCGGCAAGGCTTGGCGAAAGAAAATACCGCAGCGAAGCGAGGATGATTTTCTTTCAGCCAACCCAGCCCCTGAAAGGGGCCGCCTTGCACAATCAGCCCGGAAAACGGCTATCTTTACAGCAAGAAATGAAAAAGCAGACCTCGGATTCTCTGTTCTGAAATCTGCTTTTCGGTCATTGTTGTCAAGTTTCATGTTTTTCAGGTATGTATCTGCCATCCGTGGAACGGCTGCAATGTCACGGCAAATGATTTGTCCGGTATTCCGTGATAGAGCAGACCTCCTACGATACCTATTCTTCCATCAGCATAATGCTGGGTAAAGCCGAACGAGTATGGGGCATGGTCATAGTAGAGTGAAATCTCACTGGGATAGTCAGGATTCCCTTCCCAACTCTTCAACCGTTCCAAGCACTTTTGAAGTGAGGTGTCACCGATGGATTCGGCATAGCGCTTTACGTTCTCGAAATGTTCTTCATTCAGGATTTTCATAACTTTGGTGTTTTATCTGTTAAACAATGAAAAAGCGAACTCCGGCTTTTCAGCACTGGAGTCCGCTTTTCGGTCATACTTGAATTCCATGTCGTCAAATAAAGGGTAAGTCGGTATCTTCCAGCATGGGCGTGAGCATCCGGCACATTTCGTAAGACGCTTGATTTCGGCTGTCAATCCGGCACGACTCACGTTTTGCCATGGCGATGATACATGCCTTTATTGTTCTGAAAAATGTCTGTTCCAAGGTCTTATGGAAAAACGGGAGTGTCTCTGCAAAACGTTCGGGACTGAATCCCGTATCATTCAGTGCCTGTTCCAGTGCCTTTGCCGCCTTATACTCCCGGCTTTGTTCCAACCGTTCCGGTAAACCTCCGGACTGCGCTATATGGAGCTGGCGTTCCAGTTCGGTAACGGCTGCCGAGAGCAACAGCTTGATGGCATCCGGATTTCCGATGCCGAATTTCCGGTTGTCGGTTGTGTGAAATTCGATCAGGTTTACAGAGCCGTTCTCCTGAAGATTTCTGTAGTGCGTCAGGTTCTCACCCAGCATCTTTGTTCTTTGATTATCCATAGTTTTATTCATTTTCAAGATGTGTAAAAGACTCGTCTGTTTTCAGTCAATCCAAAACGTGCCGCAATGCGGACATTTGGTACCGCATGGGAAGCTGTTTATATAATAGGTATCTCTGTGGCGTTTATGGTTCATATCTCCAAAAGTACATCCGCCTTCCCGAAACCTTTTTTCATAAAGAGCTTCCTGCTTCTGATATTCATTTATGTGACTCTTCTGCAAAGTGACTTCCAGAGGCATCATTCCGGTTTCCCAACGGGTGGAATCACACCAGCTGTTCAACAACCCGCAAATTTCATTCGCATAGGAATAATGTACCTGAGAATCCACAAAAAGATTGTCCCTGTAGAACGGAAGGGTGATGTCAGTCTGAAGACTTACATGATACCCCGCACCATTCCGGCTGTCTACAATAGCAACAATGACACCTCCATAGAATCGGATGCGCTTGAAATCATGTGAAGTATCTCCCGTAATCAGTCTGGAGAATATGGCATTGAAATAGATGCGGAGTTCGCCACCGTACGGAGCATTGACCAGAAGTTCATGGAGTTCATCGGTAAACAGCCCTTCCTTCAGTTGAAGCGCCCGTCTGATTTTACGAAGAGAGACCGTTTCGGATTCTCCGCGCCCACAGCCTCCGTACACATAGCCCTCGATTTCGACTCCAAGGGAGTAGAACATATTGGTTACAGCGGAATTGTCTATCAGTTCTTCTGCAGGATCGGTATTGTTCCGTTCGTAAAGCAGGTCTTTTATCTTCTCCTCATGTCGGATATATTCGGCGGATTTCCCGTCCGCTTCCATCTCATTCCGTATCTCCGAGAGATACCCTTGCAGGTTGCCATGTTCCTGATCGGCATACCACTCCAGGATTTGTTCTTCCAACGGACCGAGACTGTTCCGACGGATGCACTGTTCCTGCAAATCATCATGGCTGTCCAAATTCTCCCGGTAGTCCACGTAATAGAGGCTGACCGAATGAGGAACATAGTCCGTCCAGGATTGTTTTTCCTTCTTCATACCGCTTCCTCCTCTGTCTTTAATGTTGTCACATCATCCACTCCGTTGACGGGCGGCAAACAATCTATGATATATGACAGATGTCCGGCAAAGGCTTCATCCGGCTGGAAGTTTACCTCATTCCCGTATTCATTCTCCACACCATAGAGGCGCAAGTTGCCGTTCTCGATGGCAACCCTGCAAATCAGCACATCAGCCGGAGCCGGTTGTACGCTGCCTGTATTGACAGCAATGACGGGGCATTCCCCATCATTGCTGTTCCATTCATAGGAAGCTCCATGCAGTTCTATGGCTGCATACAATTCCCTGTATTCCATTTCTTTGATAGCCCTTATCCGGGCGTAAAAGTCTGTATGGTTCATATTGCGTTTTTTTGTTGGATTTCTGATACATGTGCAGGATGGAAACCCTGCCGGGAACCCATCCTGCATACTGATTCAAGCCTGCACTTCCTTCTTTTCCATTCTGATGCTCCGCAGCTTGTACAGCAGGTAATGGAACAGTTCCAGGTCGTAGATGCGGTAAAAGAACTTTTCCCCTGTTTCTTTGACCGTTCCGGCGAAAGACACAGACTCTCGGTTGGTGGGATATTGCAGAAAATCCCCGTTTGCTGACAGGGTATGTCTGTTTTGCACCACTCTTTCCAGGAATCTGCCCATATCGTCGTTTCCCTCATAGCCGGAGAAGTAGAGGAAATGATGGCGGCGCAAGCTTTGGAGAACCCTGGCTGTTTCCTGTCTTGCATCCTTGCCGGAGGATTCGTCCGTACCTTTCACCAGGTTGCAGATGAATTTCTTCTCTCCATTTTTGTCAAGGAACAGATATGGGACTATAACTGTGAAACTATGCCGTGTATGGTCAAATATTCCCATTGGTTTTTCTTTGAGGATGCCGCCTTTGAATGTGACCTTCCGGTAATGTCTGTCCATTTGCTGTTCCAAATCCTTTCTTGGTGTGTTCACAGAACGCAGCCCCGTAAAATACCGTCCGTCTATCCGGAAGCAGAACCGGTGAATGCCGGCATGATACGGCTCGCTCATGAAAAAGAAATTCCGGGTGTGCCGGATGGGTGGCTGGGTGTCCATATAGTCAAAATAGTCCTCTTCCGTAATTTCACAGAACGGGGCGCAGAGAGACTGCAGGTGGATCTGCATTTTTTTGCAGATGGCATTTCCGGGCACGGCAATGAGGCTGGGGTTATTTTCCCTTTCCCTCAATTCTTCCAGTGTTTCGTGACCATAATCACTATGTATCCCATCAGACATGACGGTCAGGCAACTGCCGTCAAAGCAACGTGAATCAATGATGAATCTCAAATTGTCGTTTTTCATGGCTCAGATGTTTTGAAGGTCCAACAATCTTTTTGCGGCACCGAGAGCATTGGAGGTAAGCTGCCGTTGCCATGCCTTGTTTTTGGGTGACCAGCGGAATCCGGAGGATTTCAGTTCCTTTCGTCTGCTGTCTTCGGGAATCCTGTCAAACAGGATCTGAAGGCGGTCTTCCCCATAGTTCCATACAAGTGTCCCACCCTCGAACGGCACTTCCTTGTTTTCCCGGCTTTGCATCGCTTTCAGCTTTTCGCACATCCGTTCCGCCAGTTCCGGCAATTGGAAGAATTTGTTTCTCGGTGTGATGACGGGTTTCTTCACCCTTGCGTTATATTCGGAAATGAAGTCCACGGCCCTACGGACGATTTCCACTTCCCCGTGATTGGCCAGGGTGGATACCTTGTTCAGGATGCTGCTGACAAACAGGGCACGGCTATAGCCCCGGCATTGTCCGGTATCAATCCCGTGGATGGTATCGGCGCTGCTCTTGATGTCGCGTTTGAGCGTCTGCCATGCCTTTTCCTGTTTCTCTTCCTCCGGTCGTGCGGCTTCCTTTTTCCGTCTGACGGTTTCAAGAACTTTTTTCCGCCAATTGCGGAATTCTTCGTAACGGTTCTGATAGCTTCTGTTCGCTTTTTCCTGCCTGTAGTAATCAAATCCGCTCCGTCCCGTCACCATCGGGTTGGCACAGCGGGAGAGGGCCGAGAGCTGGGCGGACAACTTCTGCCGGTAGGCGGCGATGTATGTATCCCGTTCCTCTTCCGGCATGAGTTGCAGGTCGTTGTGCAGCTCCTCTCCGTAGATCATGATGTCCGTCTCGCCGCGAATCTCCGGATTAAAGGAACTCCAGGCGTATGCGTCGCAAGCCTGTTTCCACATATCATCCAAATAGGCAGGATGTTTGAATGCTACGGCTTGCCAGTCTTTGAAATCCCTGGAATGCAATTCATTCCGTTCTTCCGGATTCCCATACAGGTGTGTGTAATTGGACATTCCATGATGCTCTTTTCTGAAAAGGAACGGTACGGGGGGATAGTCCGTACCTTTTTTCCGGATCATCGTGACCCTGTGTGCATTCTCTATGGTTAGGTCTGCTACTTGTTCCTCGCAGATCTTTGCTGTTGTTTCATTCATAATCATTACTTTTTTAAATGTCAGCCGTAAATCATTTCTTCCAGTTCATCGTCCGTCAACAGGCGGATCTCTTCGTCCGAACAATAGTAAGCGATTTCTTCGTCCAAATCGAATGCTGCCGGATCAAGGCTTCTGATGCCATCCAGCAGTTCCTGTTCCAGTCTTTCTACGGAAACCAGATAGTTTCCATCTTTGCCTTGCACTTCCCGTGCAGGATAGCTCATTTCCCGATAAACCAACATCGTCATTTCCGGATTGGCTTCCTGCTGTCCTTTGCTTGTTGTCTTTCTGTTCATACCTTTATTTTTTTAAGTTTGACATGATCGGCTCCATGGAGCCGGATTTTCGTTTTCTTACTTGCCGGGCTGTCTTTTGTCGGGGATTGAGCAAGGCTTGGCAAAAGAAAATACCGCAGCGAAGCGAGGATGATTTTCTTTTAGCCAACCAGCCCCTGAAAGGGGCCGCCTTGCGCAATCAACCCGACAAATGGCTATATTTGCAGGTAAGAAATTGAAAGGACGGCAGGATATTGTGAATTATAGATTACAAAAAAAGCCATCCCCAGGGGGACGGCTTAATGACTGAATTTGTATACTTATTGTGCAAGACGCTCCTTCACGTTGTTCATTGCTTCTTTCAGGCTGCTGTTCATGACCCGTGCATAATGCTGTGTCATACGTGTGGAGGCATGGCCGAGCATGACGGAAACATCTTGAAGAGGCACATTGTTGGCAAGCGTGACCGTAGTCCCGAAAGTGTGACGGGCAACGTGCGTGGTCAGATTCTTCTTAATGCCGCAGAAATCGGCTATTTCCTTGAGGTAGCTGTTCATCTTCTGGTTGCACATGACGGGCAAACAGCATCCTTTCTTAATGCAGGTCGGATGTTCCTTGTATTTCTCCAATATGGCCAGGGGTACGGGCAGCAATGGAATATTGCTGATGGAAGAGGCCTTCCTACGGTGTTCCAATTTGACCCTTCCTTTTCTTATCCACCAGTCTCCGAGATTGTCCTGTACCAGATTCTCTTTGTTCAGACTGGCAACATCGGAGAATGCCAGACCGGTGAAGCACGCGAAGACAAAGACATCCCTGACCAGTTCAAGCCGTGGAATGGTGAATTTCTTTTTCATTACGGTCTGCAACTCGTCATAGGTCAGGAATACCGGATCGGTCTCGTCCTGCTCCATCTTGTAACCGTAAAAGGGATTCTTGCGCATCCATTCCTTTGCCAATGCCATATTGGTAAATTTCTTGAAGCATTTCATATAACGGACTATCGTGTTCCGGCACAGTCCCGCCTCCGTTTTCAGGTAGATGTCAAACGCACGGATGAACTCCGGTGTCAGCTCATGGAAAGTGACATCCTCCTTTCCGTAATAAGAGGGGATGAGCAGCTGTAATTTCTTCACCACGTTCTTATACCGGTTGATTGTGACGGGAGAGTAGTCTATACCCGCCAGTGTTTCCATTTCCTTGATGCCTTCCCTCATGGTGCCGAGCAGTGTACGCATTTCGGTGTCTTTCCCGAAAACACGTTTAAGAATCAGTTTTGGGGTAATCAGGGCCTGTTCCAATACCAGTTCCTTGTGTTTTTCCAAGGCGCGTGCGTGCAGTTCGGCAATATAGGCGTTCAGTGCCACTGATGCCCTGTCCCTGCCTTTACTGCATCCTTTGGCGGCGTTCCATAAGTTCAGGGGTACGCTTCTTTGGATACGTACATCGTCATAGTCTCCATTGATGGTTATCCGCATCAATACCGGTGCCTCACCGTTTTTCAACAATTTCGTTTTAAGCACGAAAAACAGAATGTTCATTGTTCCTTGTTTCATCACTTTTGTTTTTTTGAGGTGTTACATTCAATTGTTTCGTCAAAACCGGATGGCATGAGGATATGGAGCGAAATGTTAAATTCGGTGGCTTTTTTGAGGGACTTGTGGAAAAGCCATAAAAATCCCATTTTTCTCAGGTTCGAATTGCCTTTTGTATCCCGGGTTCGATTCCTTTTTTTTATCCCGATGGGAAATACCGAATTTTTAAATTTCTTTCACTTTTTCGACTTCATCCGGTCATGTGTGCAAAATTACTTTTTCACACCGGAGATTGGAATTGTCAAACAATTGAAAAACAATGAAGTATGGTACATATTTATGGCTTTTTCAAAAGCCTTAAAAAAAGCCACTGAATTGGCGAAATCCAACTTCACAAATATGTAGCGGAATGCGTAGTGAGGGTAAAAAAAAGAACCCTTGAACTATCTCTAATTCAAGGGTTTTCATGTGTGAAAAGCATTTATGTACTTTCTTTGGTGGTGCCACCAGGAATCGAACCGGGGACACAAGGATTTTCAGTCCTTTGCTCTACCAACTGAGCTATGGCACCAAAATGGTTATCGGTAGAGCTTTTCACTTTGTAATAGAAGACCTCTCAGAAACTATTGTTTCTTGTTTTCGGTTGCAAAGGTAGGCATATTTTTTGATTCTACAAATTTTTTGCAAATTTTCTATGAAATTCTTTTTGATTTCAAAAAAATGCTTTACCTTTGCACTCGCAAAACAGAAACGGAATGTAGCGCAGTTGGTAGCGCACTACGTTCGGGACGTAGGGGTCGGGCGTTCGAGTCGCCTCATTCCGACATTGTAAAGGATAAGCCACTGAACTTCAGTGGCTTATCTCATTTTTAGCAAATCCGCCGGGACGAAATCGGGACACCCTATTTTATGGGTCAAATTCTATTCTCGGATTATAATGCTAACATCCTACCAGCCGAATATTTTGGGTCAGCGGATTTTCCTGGTTGGTAAGCTTTCTTTTAAGCGTATAGCCTAGCCAGTCTGAACATGAAGAATTTCAGATCAGCCACCCCTCTTAACTGGCTTCGAAAAGCTTTGATTTTAGCATTGAACGATTCCGCTGAAGCATTTGTCAATCGTTCTTCAAAATAATTTATGATGGTCGTACTATGGTTTGAAAAGGTATCAAGTACCTTGTTGAACTCCATATAGTCAAACTTTTC